GTGAGCGTAGTTGTCCGGGGTTTCTCGTTGTTTGCGTCGAGAAGCCACGCGCATGGTGATGAGCCAGCATGGCAGCCGAATTGGCCGCCATTGCTGTTTCCTCAGCCGTGTGGATGGGACAGAACCATGCTGCCTGCACGCTTAGTCACTCTATCCCTTCACGGAGGTAGGGTGCAAGCAGTGAGCAGCTGTTTCGGAGTTCCCGCATAAGGAGTTTGAGCTCCTCACCTGAACCTGGGCTGAGGCCTTGTCTCCCAGGCAAGTTGGGTAGGCGCCAGCACCCTCACTGGGTCCTCCAGCAGTGCTGGGGGTTCGTAAAGTCAATCGGTAAAATGCCTAACCTACAGAATGAGTACAACGTATCACACAGCATATGAAAATGACCAAGCTAGTGACCGTGTTGACCGCACGGCACGATGGGTTCGTGAGCAATTTGAGACTTCAAGTGGTATTCGTATTACCCGAACACGCTTACGCCCGGAATATGTTGCTAGATCTGTGGTTAGCGCTCCGGCTATGGTTGATTACCCTAGTCGGGCGCATCCCGTCTCCCGTGTTCACACTCCGCGGAGGGGCTCATTTGCCTCCGCGACTAGTGTTGACACGGGTCTGGAGATCACTCCTTCTCCCCGTATACGCCGCCAATATCGGCTCGCGGTTGATCATATGATCGCGGTTCTTCCCCTCAGGCAGTTTTCATCACCCCCCGCTCGTTGTGGGTACCCTGTTGGTAGGGTAGTCACTTCATGGGAGGGTCGCAAAGAGCTGCCTGTTTTGGTGTTGAAGGCCTTCGGCAACTTGATAATTACAGCCGCGCATGTGCCTTGGGTGCCATTGGTCATGGGTATCAGGATGGCGGCGTGGGTGAGACAAACGCTCCACACAATCCGACAGTGGTGGTGGAGGCACCCTTTTGAGAGAGTACAAATGGAGGAGGACCAGCTGTGTACCACCCATGGAGTAGATAGAGAGCTCTACTCCTACCTATCAAGGAAGGTGGCATTTACCCAACGCTCGATACAACGTCAGAACGAGCTGAAGAGTCGTGCTGAGGCTTGGGTAGAGGAACACAGAAAGGAGTGGGATGATCAGCGCACGTCGGATCAAATAATGCGTGTGCTACCTCTCGTCTTAGTTGAAACCCCGGGCGAGAAGGCATCTAAGATGGTGTTGGGGTATGGGTCCCAGGGTCTGTTGCGAGCAAACTCTTATGCGCGCTCTGGTATCCTGGGCCCATGGTGGTCCCTCTATGCAGGGGTCACCATCCCAACCCGTTAGGGGTGCCCCGTCACAAGGGGGGCAATCTGTTCTGGGAAGAAGAAACTCAAGCCTCTCGCTCCCCAGTGCAGGATAGTTCGTTGCCCTCCCGACGACGGGGTGCAGCATGGCAGGTCTATAGTCCATTTGCCCGGACCGCCACTCCCATGTCTGCAGAGAACTTTTGTGCATGAAGATTGTGTGCACAATCAAGTAGTGGCTATACACAATAGGGTGGCAGGGATGGTACCTGCGCCTACTCCGGAGGGTCTCGCCAAGTTGAAGAGGGTAGCCAGGCGGATCCAACGGACTTTACCACATGTCCCACATCAAGACCTTTACGATATGGCCCACTCATACGTTGGTGCAAAGCGTAGGAAGTATGAGGAGGCGACGGACAAGTTGCTGCGGTTGGGCAATTTGGGCCGTCGAGATGCGCGGATTAAAATGTTCGTCAAGTGTGAGAAGATCCAGTTCACACCGAACAAGCCAAACCCCGACCCCCGAGCCATACAGTTCAGGGATCTTGTGTATAATTGCGGAATAGGGCAATATCTAAAACCCATGGAGCATTTGCTATACAATCTCCATGGGTCTCGCGCTAATGGACTACCGCCTGAAAGAGTCATTGGCAAGGGGTTGAACCAAGGTCAGAGAGCTGAACTATTGGTGCGGAAGTTTGAGAGATTCATTAGGCCAGTGTGTATCTCCATTGATGCTAGTCGATTTGATCAGCATGTCGCCATGGAGTTGCTGCAGATTGAGCACTCCTATTATCTAGCGATGAACTCCGATCCACAGTTCCGCAGGTACCTTACATATCAATTGGTTAATCGTGGGCTGTCCAGTAAAGGCATTCGCTATGTCGTTCGCGGCAAACGTATGTCCGGGGATATGAATACGGCTCTCGGCAATTGTATGTTAATGGTAACGTTTGTGGCCACGTTCATGGAGGAGAGGAAATATGACATGCTCGACGACGGAGATGATTGCCTCATCATCATTGAAAAATCTGATTTGGACTGGTTTCAACAACATGTGACTGGTGCATTTCTCGAGTATGGCATGGAGGTGAAAGTGGAGTCTGTGGCCCATTCCATCCCGGAGGTGGAATGGTGCCAAGGCCATCCCATTCGCTGTCCGGAGTGGCGATTCGTGCGCAACCCCTTCAGGGTTATGTCCCGCGCACTTACCAGCCAAAAATTCCTCACATCTCCTACTGGGCGTGCTGCGTTGATGAATACAATTGGTCTCTGTGAACTAGTGTTGAACCTCGGTGTTCCAGTGCTTCAGGAATATTGTCTCGCTTTAATCAGGGCTAGCGGGACAAAGCGAGTTGTTTCCCTGGTGGGTGCAGTAGAAGATAATGCGGTGATGCGTGTGCAGAAGGAACTGGCTGCACTAGGCATCAAGGAGCTAGTGGACGTGAAACCCACACGCGTCTGCGACCAGGCACGCGAAGATTTTAGCGTTGCCTGGGGGGTCGACATCCCTACCCAACTTGATTGGGAAGGACGACTCAGGAAGTGGAACCCCACTGTCCTGGGGGATCACCTCGATCCGCTGCCAATAAATGTCCATAGGTGGCAATATGCGGATCATAATCCTGATGAGGTGGTCTAACGACCTTGGACCTGGGTATGTCCTTAAACTACCCCAGCGCGCTGGTAGCTGTGAGCCAGATGGGGTTCTACTCCTCAAAAGGCCCAAAACGGTGGGTTCGCCCTTAATACTTCCGTGCTAACAAGAATGCCGAGAGACTGCACGGAGCCACCCTCGATCTGAGGGGGAGTAGGATGTACAGTCCCTGAGCTCACAGGGATCCCATACATGAGCAATGACCAATAAGCGTAATGCAAGACGAGGAGCGGGGAATGCCCCCGTCGCGAGAGGAAACCAGACCACTAAGGTCGGACCCAAATTCACACCACGGCCAGACGGAGGGATCTCCGTCTCCAACACAGAATTCCTGTGCGACATGCTCGATGACAAGAGCATACAGGGGTACGACACCAACCCTGGGTTGGCTGTCTACCCTTGGCTCTGTAGGGTTGCCCAGAATTATGAATCCTACAGATTCACCAAGTTGGTATACCATTATACACCCACTTGTTCAAGTAGCACAGCTGGGATTGTTGTTATGGCTGCTGATTACGACGCATCGGATGGGGCCCCAGGAGATAAGCAAACTATCTCAAGCTATAACGGGAGTCAACGAGGGAACGTTTGGAATAAGTTGTCCATGTCCATACGACCCCGTCCAAACCCCATCTGGTACTTTGTATCTCCAGACCAGAATACCATCAATCCAACAGGGACAGACATAAAGCTTTATGAGCCTGCCAAGCTGTGGTACGGCGTGTTTAATGGCCCTGGTGGTGGTGCCACTGTTGGAGAATTGAGCGTCGAGTACACGGTGGAATTTAGGGATCCTGCCACTAGCTTTCCCCTGGGCCCGAGCGCTAAAATCTCGGGCTCGGTGATGAGTGGCAACAATAACTCTAACTTTTTCCTCAATACAACGACCGTGAGTAATGCCGACATCCTGTGTGGCGGGAGTGGGGCAGCCGCGAACCAGATCTCTTTCAAGACTGGTGGACAATACCTGTTAAATATGGTGTTTGGCGCCACATTAACCTCCGCCCAGACAGGCGGCCCTTATTATCTCAGTGACCTGATTACTGTCTCAGTGACAGCAAATGGGAGCACGACAACGGTGCTTAAAGCCGATTCTATTGGCACACTGAGCGCGTCCCAGTCTGGATACTTGTACGCCGCATACGAGATCAATGTGCCTAATGGTGCAATTGTCACACTTGCGGCAACAGCAGTTGGGTCAGCAGCAGGGGCGTTGTACCATTACGTTACACGGGTGGCTAACTACTATAATAAGTTAGGTTAGTTGCCCGTCCTACCGCGTATCACCACCATTGGATGGGGTAAATAGGGTACGTATCCCGCGGTATAGAAGCGCCACCATGTGTTTAGTGGTTCGGCCGGTACGGTGGCCATGGAGGAGCTCCGCTTCTCAGCTCCAATTGGAGGCTGGAACTTGGGAATAAGCCTCACTGTGGTGGTGTCTTAGGGCTAGGCAGGGCAACGGGATGGGGGGGTGATGTCCCTCAACGACCCAGAAGCGCCGATTCATCGCAGAGGGGGAAGGCGAAGGAGGTGTGGACTGGTCATCCGTGCACTCTAGTGGCTGATCTCATGGATCCACCGGGACTCCAAGGCTGGGTTGACCTCCGCAGACAAACGCCAGCTGCGGTCTGGCTGCGCAGAGTGGTTGCGCAGGAAACCACGAGAGGCTCCCCTGACTAAACCTTCCTATTCTATGGAAGGACCACCGATTGGTGGGGGCGTAGTCAGGCTAGCAACCGTACCAGCGGTATATAAACATAGTACAAG